CAAGCAGCATTAATCTTTAACTATTGTTATAGACACTTTGCTGATAATGAGTTCTTGGGGAGCTTAATTGACCATTATAGATTCCATAACAAGCCAAATATCACAATGAAGGGAGGTACGGTGCTACGTAGAGCCCCTATTGCTGCTTCTAATCAAGGACAAGCAATACGAGGACAACACCCTACTTTCTTAGTAGTGGATGAGAGCCCATTAATTGATGATAAGCTATTTATTGACAATGTAGAACCTTCCATATTGTCCAATAAGGCTCCATTTATCAACTTGGGAACTCCAAAAAGCAAAGAAAACCACATGTATAGGTATCTTTATGATGAGGATTATGAAGATTCATTTGATAGATTACACTTTACATGGAGAGATGCAGTGAAGAAGGGTAGAGCCTATGCTCCTCCCTATGATGAAGAAGATATGTTACAGAAAATGACAGAGTGGGGAGAGGATTCAGTATATTGGAGAACAGAATATGAGTGCGAGTTCGTCGAATCAACCAGTAATATTTTTAACCCAGAGTTACTTCGCAAATGTTATATTCAACAAGAATTTGCCGAATACGGAACGCCGTATCCAAATTGTGTTGTTGGTGTGGACATTGGTAAGTCTGTCAATTCTACTGTTATCAGTGTTTGGGCTAATGAGAAAGATGATACTGGCAATGTTGCAAGTTTGATATACCTAGAAGAGATAGGACCAAAGACAGGTGGACATGATATACCATTCCAACGTAGTCGTATAATGGACGTTGCGAAGAATTTTGATGCTAAAAGAGTTATTATTGATGCTACAGGTATAGGTGGAGCATTTGAACAAGATTTAAGAGTAGAATGTATACAAGCAGAGATACATTTAATACCATTTATATTTACAGGAGGACCGAAGGGTTCTAAAACACAGGTCTACAGAGACTATGTGTCATACGTACAACAAGGTCAAATTAAGGTGCCAAACCCTAAATACCTACCTCCAGACCAAGCAAAGTTAGTTAATAAATGGTATAAAGAACATGTAAATCTAGAATATGTCATGGATGCTGCTCAAAAAACAGAGAAGATATCAGCACCAGATGGTAAACATGATGACTATTGTGATAGCTCTGTGATAGGTATACACGCTTGTTTAGGCATGTTACCACCCGAATCTTCGTTCGCATCAGTAAAAGTTAACCGTTCTACCCCTCTTCCAAGCAAAAGAGGCTCTGGAGGTATAGTTTTTGGTAAAACTACACGTAATCACAGGGTTAATAAGCCCCGACCGGGTGGAATTTAGCGAAAGCTTTATATACTCCCGCGTATTATATTTATACGATAGCTATGGCTCTAAGAGATTATTGGCCTTTCAATAGGCGGAGTTTTGCAACTAAAGGAACTAATCCACCGTACAACAAGGATAATCCACGCTCCTTCGGAGATGGAGTAATACGCCGGATTCAATTGCAGTCCAATGGCTTCGGCCGTGGTGGTGCTATGAAAGAACCGCAGGTTGGGGATTACCGTACGTATATGAATGTATATTTATCGGACCCAATAGTACGAACTCTTATAGATTTGCCATGTCTCTATGCCTCTAAGGACGGATACGACATCGTAACTGACAATGAAGAGGAACGCCAAGCTATCACCCAGCTTTTTGATAAGATAAATTTTGAGCAACTTATATATTCTTGGTTACGTAACGGTAGAATATTTGGTACATCCTATTTAGAATGGACTGGAGACAATTTAGTTTTACGCTCGTCACAGAATTTATATGTTCAGAGGGACGATAATGGACAGATAATGTATTATTATCAAGATTTGGGAGATGACAAGGAGTCGATTAGATTTGAAGAAGACGAAATTATCGAATACAAAAACAATCCATTTGATGATTATGCCTATGGTTTATCTGATATACATCCTATCCTTTATCTCATTGACCTTAAAGATTATGCAGAGCGCGACATCGGTGCGGCTCTTAATAAATACGCTAATAGTCGTTTCGATATTAGTGCTGGTCTACCTGATATGCCTTATGGACCGGACAAGATTAACGAAATAGTATCTGCATTTAATGGATTAGAGCCGGGTGAAGATATCATTCACGGTAATGATATACAAGTAAAAGAATTACAAGGAACACAAAGAGCATTTGAATATGGTAAGTATACAGATGATATAATGAATAAAATAGCAATAGCTATGAAAGTTCCTATGACAATGTGGGATAAACCTGAACAGGCACGTCCTATATTTGAACCATATGTAAGACATTTACAATCTGCTATCGAAGCATCTATCAATTCACAACTGATGCCTCAAGTAGGTTCTGGAGATGCCTTATTTAGATTCCGTCAAATGAATGTCGATGATGCTTTCTTAAAAGCTAAGACAGATATGATATACCTTTCTGAGGGAGTTCTTTCACCTCAAGAGGTTAGAATGGAAAGAGGTCTAAACCCAGATGGAGTGGTAGAACAGCAAGAAACAGCAAAGAACGCTAACATATCCGGTGGTAAAGACCAAGATAAGACAGAAGAAACAGAGAGAACAGAGAACCGCGCTGGTAACGAACCAAGCGCTAATACTACGGGGGATAGAGAAGAATGAGCGATAATTACGAATACGAGCGCTGTTTGATAGACGTAGCAGCCACACTTAAAAAGCGTGGAACTGATAACTACGAAGAGACTGCGGTAAAAATGTGCCGCATGAGGGTAGATGAAGTCAAGACTGAAAGAAGTTTTGCTATGGATTCTGCCGGGGACCGAGAAAATAAGAGGAGTTTTGCTCCTACTATTGGTGAGATTACAAATACGGATGACTACTTAGAATTCCCAGTAATCGCTATCACGTCGGGACCCCACGACGAAGATGGTGACCAAAAGGTTTTCATAGAACCATCCATCTTGGAAGAAAATTTAAAAGCTTTTGAAACTCTTCCAGTATACTATAATCATCAGAGAACAGACGATGACCTCTTAGGAACGGCTATCAACCCCAAAATCGTCGAACTCGAAGATGGAAAGTCAGCAATTGAAATGTTGGCACGTATACACAAAGAGTCAGCAAAAGCAAGTGAAGTGTTAGAGAAATTGGAGAACGGTAACATGACGCATGTTAGTATAGATTGGTTATCTAAAGACGTAGATGTCTTAGGAGAACCTTTTGCAACTGACATACGCCCTGTAGAGGTGAGCTTCATTGATAATGAGACTCGCACGCCCGTTTGTGAAGCATGTACAATTGGAGAGGAAAAGGAATGTGGTGAACACCGTGAATTCGGTGACAAGGATTCGGATTGTGGCTGTGGTGGCCATGATGATGAATCATGTGCCTGTGAGACACACGGGACAACCAGCGAGGAAATAACTATGGCAGAAGAACAAGTTAAAACAGAAGACTCTGGAGCTGAAACTCTTGTAGAGCGTGAATTCGCAGCTATGAGAACCCAGCTTGAAGAGATGAAAACTTCATACGAAGAATTGAACGCCAAGCACGAAGAAGCCCTCGCTATGATTACCAAATTTGAAGAAGTAGAAACAACTAGAGCAGAAGCAGAAGCAAAAGCTCGAATTGAGTCCTTCGTCAACACAATCATAGGAAAGGAGGCTCTCTTAGGTAAAGTCAACGACGAAACCAAAGAAGCACGTGCTGAGGAACTCACTTCTTGGGATGAGGTTAAGCTAGAAGGTTTCTCCATCGCAATGGAGTCTATGCCAGTACCAGAAGAATCCGAGAGGACCTTCGGTAAAGGTAAAGCCCACAGTGATGAGGAACAACCAGTAGAAGCAGAAGCAGAAGAAAGCCCACGCATGTTTGCGATGGAAAACGGACGCATCGTTTTTACAGGAGAAGAAAAATAGGTGATGAAATATGGCAGCAGGAATAAACATATTAGTAAATGATGGTGGTGCGCCAGCACGCGTTATGAAGTTAGGAGACGCAGGAGCAGATATAGATGCAGGAACAATTGTTGAATTCAACAGTAGTGGAAACATCGTAGTAGCTTCTGAAGATTTACCTTCATATTTAAACGCAGCAGTTGGTGTACTTTTCGTCGATGCTACAAGTGGAGACCCAGCATCCGTTATAACCGGTAAAGGAGCAGTTGTTTTCTTGAAAGCAACAGGAACCATTGCCGCAGGAGCAGCTCTAGGTCACGACAACGCAGGATTAGCAAAAGCTAAAACCTCGGCAGACGAAAGGTTCGCAATTGCTCTAGAAGCAAAAAGCGCAACACACACAGATTTTGTCAAGGCTCTATTACTATAGGTATAAGGTGAAAAAATGGTTACAGCAAAAGAAGGATTAATGACATCCAATCTCAGTTCAACCGCAAACCGAGTACTTGTCGATTACAAGGACGCTATTCAAGACTATAAAGTCACGAATATGCCTGTAATCGCACAGTTCGCAGAGCGATTTACGACAGAGACTGGCGGCGACGTTGATATAACGTTCGCAAAACCTAGCATGGCGCTAGAACAGATAGAAGAAGGAGACACTCCAGCTTATCAACACACTGACTTGAGAAA